AATATTAATAAATATACCATAATTTAATAATTAGTAGTTTCGGTGAGATTCAAACTCACATATTGAAAAATTCAATGTTTTATTTAAACTACGAAACTTAGTTTTTAAAGTTCTCTATTTATATAATTAGAAAATGAAGGTTGTTCTGGCTGATAGGAATCGTCATCAATTAAAGTAGATGTTAATAACATATCAGCAGTTGTTTTATTAGTAGCAAATGGGATATTGTACAAAGAAGCAAGTCTTGTTAAAGCAGATACATCATTTTGATGCCCTTGTACTGCAAGATTGTCACAAAAGAAAATCAACATATCAATTTTTCTTTCTGCAATCATTGCACCAATTTGTTGGTCTCCTCCAAGAGGACCACTATATAATGCTTCTACTTTTAAATGATTATTGTCTTCTAATTCAATAGAACTTAATAATTTAGCTGTTGTTCCTGTGGCACATAAAGAATACTTTTGCAAAGTTTCTTTATTATATTCTGCCCATTCTAACATTTTTTTCTTTCTACTATCGTGTGCTACTAATGCTATTGTTTTCAGTTTCATAAATTAATTTTTATCTTTGTTTTTTATAGATTCTTTCATTTGTATCTCATCATTAAGATACCATTGTGCTTTTTTTAAGTCCTCTAAGGCTTTTTCTTCATCTGAATAGCCTTCTTCAGACTTATGCCCAGCCCGTAACGTATATTTTATGACGTTGCCAAGGTTAAAATTCATATGTCTAGTAATATCAATTACTTCAATTCCACATAAATCTTTAAGCCAAGTGTAATGAGATGGGTGAGAAACTCTATTTTCGTTATTCATCAGATATAGTATAAGGATTATAGTCAGTGATCTCCTTATTATGATATTTTATAATATCTTGTATCTTAGTCCATGAATGAACTCCAGAGAGACGATGTACCTGTACTCCATTCTCATCAAAGAAGAATAATTGAGGAATATTTTTAATATTCATTTCTTTAAATTTATCTTCGTTTAACTCAGAATCGTACTTTACTAATTCAATATCAGGATAATTATTTAAAACAATCTTCAAATATTTATCCATAATGTGACAGGGATTGCACCATTCTGCCCCATATTGATCAATTCTTTTAATCATAAAATAAATTAAATATGAAAATCAACGGCAATAACTTGAGTATCATCGGGATATTTATGTAGTTCATTATAAAATTCTTTTTCCCATACATCATTATTCTTGTCATTAGTCGAGAAAAACCAATGAATTTCTCCTCTTGATTTCCATTCTCCGGATTCCGTAATAAAACAGTATGGAGTTGTTTTTGTTTTCTTATATTCATCCCAATCAACTTCACCAATAGTTGCTTCATCAGCATATTTTCTATTACCTTCACTATCTCTTTCTTTTAATGGAAAATAATCAGACCATCTACCACCTATTCGGTACCAATCCCATTGAGCATTGGGATTACATGTAGCCCATATATTTCCATCTTCGTCTAGTTGATCTTTATAGTCTTTTTGTATATCTTCCCAGGCTCTTTTTTTGCCATATCTTTTATGTTTATCGAGCCATTCTTGAAAGGCAGAGCTTTGTGGAGATCCTTCTTTAATTCTCTTTTTACGCCAGGCTCTACCTTTTTTCACTGCTTCTATGTAGTCTTTAATAGCCTCCTCTTTTGTACTTTGTATGTATGATTCAACTTCTAAACCTTCATAAAAGTCTTCTAAAAGACTAAGATCTCCTCCAAATAGTACTCCAATAAAATGCATAATTAAATCTCCTTACCACATACAGTACAACGAACTCTTGATCCTTTAGTCTCATTGCATACTCTCATCTTTTTTCCGTAAGTTTTATCTTGAAATTCATGAGTACATGTACATTGTTTAATTACTACCATAATTTTTTAAAATTTAAATTTATAAATCAGTAGGAAGAGTATAAAAATTAACACTTCCCCTACCAATAACTGTAACATAGTCGAAAGACATTTTTCCTTCTAATGTAGTTCTTGTAACTATATTAACATTTCCTGTAAATCTAGATATAATTGTAGCAGTATGAGAATTATTTTTAAGCCACTCTATTATATTTGGATTATACTTTATGACTTCGTCTAATTCAAATACTGCTACTGAAGACGATTCAGCACAAAAATATCCTAATTTTTCTCCAGTATCTTTATTAAAAGTAGTGCATGACCAATTCCCTAATAATGTTGGTGAATATTCATAATTTGTAAATCCAAGAACACTCATATTTCTTCCGAATTTACACTTACGCCAATCATCATGCTCTTCTTCCCATTTCATGTATTTTTCTTCAATTTCTTCAAATTTATCAGAATCTACAATATCTGGTGTATATGGATATGTATTAGGATTATTTTCAGTAGTAGGTTTCACTATATAAATAGGATCAATTATAATAATGTCCTTATTATTTACTTCCATAAGATTTTACAATATTACTAACAATTTTACCAGAAGCTCCAGGGTATTTTGCCTGAACTAGAGATAAGATCCTTTTCATATCTTTCATTGTAACATTTCCTTTAAATTCATTCTCTATAATAGAAGTCGTTTCTTTAGTTATTTCTTCTTCAGAGGGTTCTTTAGGTAGGAATTGTTCAATTACACTAGCTTCAAATTTTTCATTTTCAGCCAAGGAATTTCTTCCAGCTTTTTCATATAATTCAGCAGACTCCATTCGTTGGGTATGCATTTTTTTAAGGATTTTAGCCTCTACAGCTTCATTAAAATTCTTATCTGGATTATCCTTTACCCAACGTAAAAACTCTGCCTTGATGAGCTTATATGTGGGCAATTCGGGACTTTTATTCTTTGTCCCGTTGATTATCATTTTCGTTATGTTTATCATCTTTTAAAGTTATATAATTTACATGGAAAAAATATCCGCAAAGAAATAATATTAATAAGCATGTTAGGTTAGGAGCCATTATAAATACTATAAGTATTCTAATAAAAACCACAGCCCACATGACTAACAAAGTTCACATAAACAATCTATCAGCATTCATATTTAAATCCTTGTTTTTCTAATTCATTTTTAATTAAAGTAGCTAACTCTTTTACCATAGGATGAGGAGCTCCAGTAGTGCCATAGTAACGAAGATTTATAAGATGTTCCCAATCTCCTTCAAATCCAGTAATAATCATATCTCCTTTTATACACTGAGGAAGTACTTCTGCAGCTTGTTGTGCTTGCCATCCACTAACTATAAAGAATTTATAGCACTTTTCTACTAGTTTAAGAAATCCTTTAAATATAAATTTCTGCATCTTTGAAGAATTATCATACCAAGTTGGTTTGATAAATGTCATTTCTCCAAATTTTTTAGTATTACTATAATTACAATAACGAGTCGATTCTATTGCAAATGAGAATTTTCTATGTCTAGTTAAATCTTTATAACAATGAAGTGCAGTAGTGCACCTAAAAGTATATCTTTTTATATGAAATTTTGTAGGATCACATAAAAATTTAAGATCACTATCCCATTTATTTTCAATTATTACTCTCATATTAGTAGTAATACAAGCTTCCAATTTAGTTACTTTTACTTTTTCTCCAATTTTTTGGTCTGATAAAGGTTTAGCAATATCAGTTTCAAGAGGATGAAAATTTACCTTACTATAAGGATCTCTTAAATATTTAGAGACTAATTCATGATATTGATCTTCTACATAAGGATTATATGTAATAAGAAGATATACAGTGCCATGCTCTAGCATTGAAAGATGATTAGATTTAATCATTCTATCTACAAAAGGTTTTGCAGAATCTTCTGTTATATTCGATTCACTTTTATAACAGGTTCTTCCGCATCTTTCAATTTGTCTGTAAATTCCTTCAATCCCTGAACTTTGTATATAAGGTTCACAAGTTTGTTTAATTAATTTCATTTTCTATTGTAATAAATTTATCAGATTCAATCCAATTACTACATTGGTTTATTAAATATCTATAATATTCTTTGTCAATATTTGTATCTTTTATAATTAACTCTAATGTTTCTTTAATTTTATTTAATAGAGAAAGTAAAGAAAGTGTGTTATTATCTTGTAAAACTCTATCCCAATTACTTTCTTGTATATCATTAAAATTAACATTATTAGAATTAATAAGTTTAGTAGATTTTACTAAACTTTGTGTTATTGTTAGAATAGTATTATTCAAAATTGAAATTATCATCAAAACTATTAATAGAATTATCTTTGTTGTGAAGTGAATTAATAACATCAATGATTTCATTGATTTTATTCATTATTTCTTCTTTATTTGGATATTCTAATGTTTCTACTAATTCTCCAAATATTGGCATACGAACAGTATGCTTATTTAATTCTAACTTTTTAATGTATTTCATAATTAATGAATCCAATAAGTTGGTAAAGTTCCATCTTCTAATCTACTGACATCTGCATCAAGTTTTACTCTTTTTACAAATAATTCTCCAGATTTTACCATTATTTTATATAAAACATCTGCAATAGTTTCTGCTATTTCTGCAGGGGCTTCGCAATTAATTTCATCATAGGGGGTTACAGTGATTAGTACTTTAAATAAAAGATCTTTTTTCCTTAAATACTCAAAGAAATTAATCATACTGACCATGTAACAGAGTGCTCCAGTGTGCTGAATGGGGTAATTAACCGATTGTCGGTCGGAAGCCGATCTTCTTTTAAAGAATTCAGTTACTTTTTCAACTGTACTACAATGCCTGTCTATAGCTTTCATTTCTCTATAATACTCCCAGAAACCAGGCTCGCTAAAAGATTCTTGAACTTTTTTAAGATAAGGATAATCATATATATTCGCTTTAAATCCTACTTTTGGATTTAAATTGATATATCCTTTTTCCCACCAATCTTTTTTTCGAAGATCTATATAGGCTTTTAGTCCATTAAATCCACTCATATAGCTATTATAGATATTATTTGCTTTTTCTGCTGTTAATCCAAAGTTCCTTTGAATCGTAGAGGCGTTGCCAGCGTAATTAAAGGCGAATTCATAGCCTTTTGCTTTACTTCGCTCTTCATGAAACTTCTTTTTAACTTCTTTTGCAGTCATTTCTTTTGGAATATAAGAAAATACTAATTTTGCAGTCAGTGTATGTAAATCTTTCTCTCCATAAGTAAGTTCATTGATCATTTCCTTATCATTAGCCATATCTGCCATGATGAAGCTTTCTTGTCCTGAATAATCAATGCTAATCCACTTATTTCCTTCTTCAGCTATAAAACAAGCTCTCGTTTCTGCATCTGATGGAAGATTTAAAAGATTTATATATTCAATTCCTTTAGCTTTATCTTTACCTCCAGAACTTATTCTACAGGTATCTGTTCCAAATGGATTAAATCGACTATATAGCCTACCAGACTCTTTATCAATTTGTTTTAGAATATTTTCTCCAAAAGAACTTCTTTGCTTTTCCATTTCTTTATATTTAATATATAGAGGAATAAGGCTGCATTTATCCTTTTGAGGAGCTAGTACTTTAATATCAATACTATCCTTATTCTTTTTAGTTTTCTTATCAAGTACCTCAAGATTAACACCAAATTTTTTAAATATTGGAATAACCTGTTGACTGCTTTTCCAATTTACAGTAACTTTAGGAGATAAATCAAATCCTTCAAAAAGATTTCCTTGTCTATTTATAGTAATATATGGAGATGTAGGATCGTTTTTAATTAACCATTCGTCAATTTGTTTCTTGTAGGATTCAAGTTGTTCATTGTCTTTATTCATTTTTGCAATCCATTTATTTATATCAACTTTTACTCCACAAAATTCCATATAAGCTAAAGCTAGTATAAATTTATTTGAATAAGACATAGCTAACATTAATCCCTTTTCTTTTAACAACTTTTCTTGACAATTTTTAATATCTTCTAGATACTTGACATCATTTGCACTATAAGCTATAGTTTCTGGAGTAAGTCCTAGATAAATGATTTTACCTCGAACTGATTTATCTAATTCAACTCCAAGATACATTTCTCCTGCTTTTTTAAGATTCATCTGAAGCTTATAATGTGCTTCTGTGTCTTTTTTAGAATCTCCTGGAAAATAATCATATCTATCGCATTTGATATTATTCCACATATCTACAGTTAAAACTATAGGATATCCTAACCACATTATTTTCTCTGCAAGAAAGCCATCATAAATATTTTTAGGAACTATATGGTATCTATATAGCCACTTTAAATCAAACTTTGCATTCCATAATATAAATACTCTATCAGATTCTAAATAACTTTTATATTCCTGAATATCAATTGTAGTACAATCTATTACTACTTGAAATTTTTTGCATCCAAGCTGCACAGAAAGTAATTTATCTTTATGACAGTTAAGTCCAGTAGTTTCAGTATCAAGACCAACTATAGTTAATGATTCTAGAATTTTTAATGATTCTTCTACAGATATAATTTCATATGAATCATCTTGTAGGTTAGTTTGTTTTGTGACTAGATAAATCATTCTATTAGTCTCTTTATTTTTTCTCCAAATTTTCTTTTTAATTTCTTTAAAGCATTTTCTTTAATTTGTCTAATTCTTTCAGAACCAACTCCAAACATATCACCTATTAACTTACTATCTAATGGAGTTCTATTAATTCCAAATAGTAAGCATAATACATCATGTTCTCTGACTGTTAAATGCTTTAACATTTTTTGTAATTCAATTTGAAGAAAGCTTTTATTAACTTCTTCATCTAGTAATGGATCATTATTGGAAATAATATCACATACCTGATTATTATCACTATCATCCCCTAAAAAGTCATTTAAAGATACTAATTTATTAGAAAACTGCGCTAGATAATTAATATCTTCTTCTGAAATTCCAGTTATTTCAGACAATTCTTTTGGAGAAGGATTTCTAAAATGCACTTTAGAAAATTCAGAACTAGCCTTTAAAAGTTGTATTACTTTTACTTGTTGAGATACTGGAAGTCTAATTTCTCTACCTGTCCAATAAATAGCCTGATAAATATATTGTTTAATCCAATGCACAGCATAACTTATAAAAGGAGTGCCTCTATTTACATCGAATTTTTCAAGAGCATATAATAATGCATTATTTCCTTCACTAATAAGATCCATTAAAGGAACCCCTCTTCCCTGCCATCTTTTAGCAATTGTAACAACAAAGCGGAGATGGGATTTTATTACTTTATCCCTTGCTTCTATATCTCCACTTTGTGCTTTCTTTACTAATTCAAAAATTTCATCAACTGAATATATTGGAAATTTACTAATTTCTTTTAGATATGCAGTTAAAATCGGGTCTTTATGATCAGTAAATATTATAGGTTTACTCACCTTCTTCTTTAGACTCTTCTACTTCGATATTATCATCTACAGTGTCTTCAAGTGTTTCATCTGTTTCTGAATTTTCTGCAGATCCATTAATGCCCAATCTAATAGAAAGAACGCTGAGATATGTTTCCATTGCTTTAAGTTGGGCAATTAATAGATCCCTATTAATCATGTCTAATGATTCGAATTTTTCTTTATCTAAAATAAATTCTCTACATTTTGTAGTTTTTTCATTTAAATCTTGAAACTCTTGAATTGCTCTTTTAAAAACTTCTTTTTCCATACAATTAAAAATTTAAAAAACCTTTATACATAATCTTTCTTACTGATTTAGAAGACCTTGGTCCGCAATCGTGAATTTTATTCCATAATGATATTGCACGTTTATAATTCTGAATGCTTTGAATATCTTCTGTTTGTTTTAATCTTTTAATAGATATTCCAGTTTCTATATACATCCTTTTATAATTGAAATCTTCTTTTATATTAATAGGTACCATTATATTTTATTTAATCATTAAATCCTATTCGTTTATTATTTATATTTTCGGATCCATTGTCTTCTTCCCAATTATAAATATCAGCAACAGTTAATGAAAGTCCTTCAGGAATAGTTTTATTTAATTCTTTTGCCAATTCCTGTGTCTTCTCAGGGGTAAGTTTTGTAAATTCGTATTTATATTTCAATCTTCCTTTTCTTAAAATGGCTTTATCAAGTCTTGTAATATCGGCATTGAAAGTACAAATAAATTTGATATTTAAACCATCTCCCAAAATACCATCAGAAAGATTTAATACAGTACTTAATAAATGGTTCCCTGTATCCATTCTATCTGATAAGAGAACTTCACAGTCCTCTAAAACAAATACAGAATCTTTTACTGAATTACTAAATAAAAAATTAACTAAAGAATCAGAATTTATATATTCAAATGTAGATTTATCCATAAAATAGAATCTCTTTTTAGGATTTTCCTGTGCTAAATTACGTAATATATATGTTTTTCCAGTCCCACACTCTCCATGGAGGATAATTAAACCAGAATCACTACTATTTACAAAATCATTTACCTTATCATAATTAAAATCATCATTATAATGAGATTTTATGTTAAACTTACCATCTTTGATAGTTAATTTAGATGCTCCAAAGCCTGATTGACCGTTAGATACCCAAAATACTTCACAAGGATTTTCTTCTTCTTTTGGAACATAGCAACTAAAGACTTCATCTTTGAAAGCCTCTTCTGTAGTATATACAGTTATTCCATCTCTTTCTACTGTAATTATGCCTCGATTAGTTAAAATATCATTACCATAGATATTTTTATCATATTCTATTTTATCGTCTTTGTCTTTATAGTAAATATATTCTCCAGGATTAAATCCATTAAATTTACTGATAATTACTTCAATAGTTTTTTCTTTATCAGGGAAGCATCCTGCAAAGTAACATTCAGGATAAGAGCCATATAATTCTACATATAATTCTGGAACTTCACCAAAATCTGAAAGAACTCTTCCTTTTAAATTATTTTGCTTTCGAATAATTTCTATATACCTTTCTTTAACTTCGTCAATTGTCATAATTAAATTTTTGCATTCTTAAGAATATTATCTAATGTATTATAAATCTTCATAAGTTAAATCATCTCTAAAAGCTTTAAAACTGGGCTGAAGAGGAACTCCATCCTCAGAATAATAAAAGAATTTACACTCTCCTATTTTCCCTAAATACTTCGATTCAAAGTTTTTAGTATATTCAATTTTCTGGGCAAGATCTCCCATAGGCTTTGCTTTGAATTCTGCTCCTTCTTTTGTTACTAAAACAAACACCATGTCTTCAAAAGGACGTAACCCTTGTTCTATTCCTACTACAGTAAAGCAGGAGTCTTTATATTTTTTGAACTTGAGCATGTCATTAGACCGCTTACCAAAACCATAAGGTTTAGAAGGGTTTCTGCACACTACACCTTCCCATCCTTCTTCTACATAGTCATTATGAAGTTTCATTATATTCTCATACCCTGAAACTTTAACATGAGGAACTATTTGAATTCTAAGTTCTCCTGGATTCCATTTTCTTTGAGGATCGAACCCAAGATGCAAAGATTCTTTAACTACATTTATTAATTTGAGTCTTTCTTCAAATGGCACATCTGGAATCATTATATCATATAGATAAAATTCTAAATAATCAGAGCCATTCATAGTTTCACACCGTCTAGCTTCTCCAGAAAGACATTGTAACGTTTTTCCAAAGCTGTATATTTCACCATCGAGAACATAATCAGGGTGTACCTTAAAGAACTCTTGTAACTCTTTATTCTCTATAAACTGCATCATGGAGCAATCATAGTCTCCACCACCTCTTGATGCGGTATGAATTTCTTCATTTTTCCAGTAAATAGCACATCTAAGTCCATCGATTTTTCTACTTGCATACCAATATGGAACTTTATCAATGGTAGCTTGACTTACTTTATCAGAAGATTTAGCAAGCATATGCTTTGAAAATCCATTTTGATCGCTCTTTACATCACCGAGAATTGCAAGAAGCTCTTCTTCTGGGCATAATTCAGGGTCTTTATCTATCTCTTTATAACCTTTATCAAGATATTTTTTCAATTCTGATTTAAATTGAAGCTCAAGTTGTTCTTTATGTGTTCTTCCGGCCTTTCCTTTAGTTATCACAATAGTAGGAGCATCTTGCATTTTCCCTAAAAGTTGACCATGACGTCTTTCGATAGTATATCCATGAAGTTCATCATTCCACTCTTCTGAAGTAGAAAGATAAACAACACGGATTTTACCAGTTGCACTTAAAGATATTAAGTATTTAGTTATCATTATTAATGAGTTCCTGTATGGCCGAAACCACCTTTTCTTTGAGTTTCTTCTAATTTATCTACAGTATCCCATTCAATATGCTCTACTTTATTAAGGACAGCTTGACAAATTCGTTCTCCATGCTCAATCCAGATAGTCTCTAATCCTAAATTAACTACAGGAACACCCCATTCTGAAGTGTAATCACTGTCTATAGTCCCTATCGAGTTAATTAAGGTTAAACCTTTCTTAATAGCAAGTCCACTCCTAGGTCTTAGCTGCACTTCATATCCTTCAGGTATTTTTGTAAATAAACCTGTTGGAATAAGTGCTCTAGATCCAGGCTCTAGACGAAGCATTGTTACATTATGCAAATCTCCTTTAAAAATGATCTCACCATCACCATAAATTTTAACAGGATTTTCTGGAGTTACTCTACTAAAATCTGCACGAATATCCATACCTGCAGATTGAGGAGTTTCATACTTAGGAAGTTGATTTTCAGACTTATTAATTACTTGTACTTTCATAATAATTGTTTAAAAATTGTTTAAGATTATCTAAAGTACATCCTTTATCCTCAGAATAGAATGCTTTTATATATTTCTTCTCATTATTAGTTAACAGCATAAAGGGAGTCATTCTTGCTGAATATCCCCCTTTTATTTTATATGCCTTCTTTTTATCTTTATAATGATTCTCATCATATTGAAGAATTTTAATATCAGGAAATTCTTCTAAACATAAGTTAGTTATTTCTTTTAAGAAATTTACACACTTATCATTATAGCAGATATTTAAAATCATTTTACATATATAATAAAGTTAATCCATGCTTCTTTATTTCCACATCTCCAGAAATATCATTAGAAAAGTTACTACAATTAAAAGGATGACTTATAATATGAAATCCATTTAATGTTGGGACAACCCCTACAGGATTTTTAAAAGGCTGTTGCTTTTCAATATATGATATTATTTTAGATACAAGATCTAAATCTTTAGAGTCAACATCAATTACCCATAATTTTTTCTCAGGAACTGTTGTTCCTACTGCGTGCCACCAAATAGCTTCTGGTCTTTTAGTATCTCCAATATAGAGTCTATCTGCATAGCATTTTATTGCATTCTCAATACACTTTTTATTAGACTTCCTTTGGAGCGAAAAGTAAGCTCTTGCTCCAAACATTTCACAAAGTTTAACAATTTCATCATAGTGTTTTAATAAATCTTCTTTACCATGAATACAGAGTGTTTTAATAAGCCAATTTGCAGCGGGCAAATCAGGATGATCTTTTCCTCTTCTTATAATTTGAGTTTCATATAGAAATTCAGAATCATCAGCTTTAATTAAATTATGAATTTGATTGAAATTATCAATTTGCATTAATCAAAAGGCATTTTCCAAGGATTAGACTGCTCTTTTTCCTCTAGAGCTTTTACTCTAGCTTCTAGCATGTCTAATCTCTTTTTATGTTTAACAAAAGTCTGTTTAATTTTACTAAATATTTTAGTAAATACTTCTTTATCCATTATAGAAAAGTAAATAAATCTATATGCCTATTATTGTAATTATAAGCACATTTCATTGCTGAATTTTCCCACTTATAATTCTTTCTTTTACAATATATTTTATACTCCCAGGGAAGATTGTTCATTTTTATCGTTATTACAGATTACACAACCAGTTGTTAAAACTAAACTTGCAACAGATGCTGCATTTTCTAGAGCAACTCTAGATACTTTTGCAGGGTCTACAATTCCAGCATTTAGCATATTTACATAAGCATTAGTTTTAGCATTATATCCCATAAAGCCATCAGATAATTTCATTACTTCATTTACTACTATTCCACCATTTATACCAGCATTTTCTGCAATTGTATATAAAGGAATTGTAATAGCATTCATTATAATATTTATACCTGTAGCAATATCTCCAGAATATTCATTTTTAATAAGTGCTAATTCTTTTCTGGCTTCAATGTATGCTGTTCCTCCTCCTGGTACAATACCCTCTTCAATGGCCGCACGAGTTGCACATAGAGCATCTTCTACTCTATCCTTCTTCTCATTCATTTCCATTTCAGAATTTGCACCAACATAAAGAATTGCTACTCCTCCAGAAATCCTTGCAAGTCGATTTCTTGTATTTGCAGAATCATCATGTTTTAATGATTCTTTAATACTATTAATTCTTTTTGCAAGTTCTTCTTTATTACTATTACCATTTACAATAGTGGTAGTATCCTTAGTAATAATTACCTTTTCAGCGGATCCTAAATCCTTAATTGAAGAACCTTTTAATCCATCAGTATAAGCTTCAGATATTACCCTTCCACCAGTTATAGCAGCTGTATCCTTTAAATATTCTGTTTGAGATTCTCCAAATCCAGGAGATTTAATCATACATAATTTAAAGTTATTTTTTATTTTATTAATAACTAAAGTAGACAGAGCCTCGGAATCAATATCATTAGCAATAATCAATAAAGGCTTTGTAGAATTTAATACAGATTCTAATATATGAATCATATCCTTTACATTATTAATTTTACCATCATATAATAGTATGTAAGGATTTTCTAATTCACATTCAGCAGTTTCTGTATTAGTTGCAAAATAAGGAGATGCATACCCTCTATCTAATTGTAATCCTTCAACAATAGAAATTGTAGTATCAGCATTAGAAGAAGACTCAATAGTAATAACCCCATCTTTAGATACTTGCTCAAAAGCATTTGCAATAAGTTCTCCAATTTCTGGATCATTATTGGCAGATACAGTTGCAACTTGTTTAATTTTATTAAGGTCATCTTCAACTTTAATAGAATGAGTCTTTATATAATTAACTACAGCCTTTACTGCAATATTTATGCCCTTATTTAAATCTACAGGATTAGCACCTGCTTCTAAATTCTTTATTCCTTCAGAAATAATTGCTTGGGTAAGAACCGATGAGGTTGAAGTTCCATCTCCCACATCGTCACAAGTCTTAGAAGCAGTACTTTTTATTAATTGGGCTCCTGCATTTTCAAACGGATCAGATAAATCAACTTCTTTGGCCACACTTACACCATCTTTAGTTACTCTTGGAGGTCCATATGGTTGTTCAAGGATAACATTCCTTCCCATAGGCCCTAAAGTAACTTTTACAGAATTTGCAAGAATATCTATTCCTTTTTTAAGTTTAGAACGCGCTTCTGTATTAAATTTAATAATTTTACTCATTATTCTTTAATAAATTACTAAGATTTTTTGTATTATCTAAATGTTTTTTAATGAATTCTAATGCTTCATTAAAATTTTTATTTTTATCTAAAAATACCTTATAACAAATGTCATAAGGCATTTCAGTAAGTTCTTGTAACTTATTAATATTGTTTTTTATGGATTCCATACTTTTAGAGTATTTTCAGGATTTTTAGTATCTATCTCAAATATTTCTCTAGAATCAATACATGCTCCATTTTCTCTTTTACAGATAGAACCTTGCTCTACAAGCATAGTGTGCCCAAAAACTTGGTATTTTATTTTACTGTCTGTGTACAGTTTATTTTTATCAGTAGTTATTTCATTAACATCAAGCCATAATGGTCCAGAACACCTATCAGATCCTCCTCTATAACTAGAAACTGAAAATTTTTGATCAGGAGCTGCATTAGATATGGCATCTTCGAAATTACCACTATGGGAATACAAGCTAACCCAATCTATACTAGCTCCAGCATGAGTACATAAAAGATTATCCTTTATATAATAATCTTTAAATATACCAGAATTTTTTAAGAATAATTTCTTTATTTCTGGAAATCGTGTTGTATCCTTTCTGGAAGCATCAAATCCCATATATAAATAATGGTAATCATGATTACCTAGTAATAAAGTAACATTATTTCTACTTTTTGCGAATGAAATAATTTCTTTTAAATTTTCAATACAAGACTCTTTTCTATCTGGAGCAATATTGAATTTAACTAGTTCTCCATTATAAAACTCTTGATATTTTCCATTTTTATCAAATTCAAAACGATAAGGATCAAGATAGTCTCCTAAAAAGACTATCTCTCCTTCAAAGTCTTTTGCCTTTTTCCAGAAATCCCTTCCATGAATATCTGGAATAAGTAAAATTTTACTCATTTTTATAATTATTTAACATTGTTAATAACTTTAATAATTTTCTATCCTCTTTCTTTTCAGAAAGTTCAATTAACTCATCTATAAATTGAGTATATGGAATTCCTATAGAAGATGAGGCAAAGTTTTTAACAACTCCATTTTTGTAAATAATTTGTATAGCATCTTTGTCTTTTAATATAGTAACAATGCTATCAGGATCAATTAAGATATTTCCAATTTTAATCATATAATCAACCACATTTACTATAGCCACAGCTAGGACAAGAACAACATCCAGTTTCATGAATTAGTTCTTCCCCGCACTCTGGGCATTTATTATTATAATCTTTACTTATACTGACTGAAGCTTTCACAAGTTCCACAGTTTCATCATCCAAACTCATATTACAATTGTCAAGTCTTTGCAAAATTTCTTTATGCATTTCTCGAATTGCATTTCCCACTGCTACAGGACAGCAAGATCCCTTGGATGTATCTTTTTTAGTTGCAGTACGCACTGCATATGATGGACATGTTCCACATGATTTTAATTGGTCTAAAATAGCTTCTATTCCTACTCCACCACGAGCAGCAATAGAAATCATGCGTGATAAGCCAATCATAAAGTTATTGCAACCGCCTGTAGATCCTTTACTTAAATAAATTTCACGTAAATCACCTGTTTTTGGATCAAAGAATGCCTCGCAGTGTAAACTTCCACAACCTGTCATTAAAGTTCTTTTAAGACCGATACAGTTATTACCTGCTTTTACAATATCTCCTCGTTTTAAGGAAATCTTTGAATCTTCTTTCTTTTCTGGCTCAGCATTTAAAATAGCAATTCTTTTACAACCAGATCTGAATATAGTGATTCCTTTTAAACCATTCTTCCAGGCATTCATGTATATATTATACACATCCTCTACAGTGGCAGACTCAGGCAAATTAACTGTTGAACTAATAGAAGCGTCAATAGCATCTTGCCATATTGCTTGCATCTTTACTCTAAATTCAGGACTTATATTACTAGATTCTACAAAATAATCAGGAAGTTCTTCTCCAGGATGAGCATTTAACCAATCTTGTGCAATTTTAGTGTACACTTTATAGGTTTTATCTTCATTATGAAGGGATTTTGTAGTTCTAGTATAATAATTTGCAAACACAGGTTCAATTCCACCAGAAATTTGAAGCATAGTGCTCAAGGATCCTGTAGGAGCTATAGTTAACACCTGGGAATTATATAAACCAGTTCTTTTTATCTTTTCTAACGTTTCAGGAAACACATGTGCTTTAAGATATTCAGATTTTAATACTGCTTCTAAATTAAATTTAGGATATGCCCCTTCCAATGAATTTGCCATCTCTGCGGATTCATCAATAGCATGGCTGGCTAATAAATTAGCTATAGCTTTACATACAGTAATGCCTTTTTCAGAGTCATATTTAATGCCCATTTTAATAAGAGCATCAGAAATTCCCATTACACCTAAGCCAATCTGTCTCCAATTACGTACAGACTCTTGTTGGATCTTAAGAGGATGTAAAGGAAGGCCATCAATTAGCACTTTATTAAGAGCCCGTACTGCTATATGAACAGTTTTAATAAAATCTGGGAAATTAAATGTTCTATCATTACCTACAAAGGCAGATAGATTAATTGATCCCAATAAACAGCTGCCTCCAGCTGGTAGCGGTTCTTCGGCACATGGATTAACACCTTTATAGCTAAATTCTGGATCTTCTGACAATAGATTCCATTCAGTTATTCTATCCCAGTAAAGAATTCCAGGCTCTGCATAATCCCAATTATTCTTTATAAGTTTATTGAATAAATTCTTCGCATTTATTCGTTTATAATATCCAATAATAACATCATCATTCTTAATTGGAATTAATTTATCATATGGTGCCTGCAGTGGATCTTCTTTAATATGACAAAGGCATTCATCATTACAAGGCCAGTGTAAAATATAGTCACTATTATTCTCTACAGCTTTCATGAACTTGTCATTCACCCGTACAGAAATATTAGCACCTGTTACTTTAGTTAAATCAGTTTTAATATCAACAAATTGTTCTATATCTGGATGATTTACATCCATGGATAGCATAGTTGCTCCTCTACGCCCTCTTTGTCCAATTGTTTCTGCCACCATACTTAAAGTTTGCATAAAAGATACTGCACCTGTAGTAGTTCTAGCAGAATTATTGACTTGTGCACCTGCAGGTCTTAGTTTACTAATATCTACACCACATCCTCCTCCATAAGAAAATGTCCTTGCGAGCATTCCACATGTATTATAGATACTTTCAATATTATCTTCAACTTCTGGAATAACATAACAATTACTATAGGTGATTCCTTTTATATCAGTATTTCTATTAGCAAGAATTCTTCCTCCAAATAAAAACTTTTTATCTATTATTAGTTGTTTTACTTCTTCATCATGAGAAGAAACTCTATCTAAGAATTCATCAAAAGTTTCGTTATTGTAACGATATTTCTTCTCCCAAATATCAATACCTAATGTATTGTCTTTACCTAACCATTCTTGTACTGTCATTTACATAATACTTTATCAACTATTCCAAGATCTACTGCTTCCTGTCCAATAAACCAATTATTTCTATCACAGAGTTTTTCTATTTCTTCATAAGGTTTATTAAGATTTTCTGCTAATATTTTATAAATATCTTGTTTACATCTTTCAGTTTGTTTTAATTCTATTTCCAAATCTGAAAAAGTTCCCCACATACCACTACTTACTTGATGTATCATAACTCTAGAATGTGGTAATACTGCACGGCTTCCTTTTTTACCGCATGATAATAATACAGCACCCATAGATGCTGCTAATCCTGTACAAATAGTATTTACAGGACTTTTTATAAGATTAATAGTATCTATGATACTTAATCCATCTATTACAGAACCACCACTAGAGTTTATGTAAATATCAATAGGATCATTACTAAGGTTATTTAAATAAAGTAATTGAGTTACAATCAAATTACAAGATTCTGGAGTAAATTCTTCTCCCATATATATGATTCTATCATATAAAAGTCTTGAATAAATATCCAATGCTTGAACATTCAATCTTCTTTCTTCTAGTACATAAGGGAGTGCAGAATTATTTACTCTAAGCAATGTGCTTGATGAAATTCCTTTACTTTTTGCAAATAAATTAAAATCTTTCTCTAAATTCATTAATCCTCAAATAATAAATTACTAACCATGTAAATCTTTTCATATTTATTGATTATATCTTTACCTCGATCATTTGTTATTATGTCAGTAAATGCATTATATAGTGTAAATCCATCAATAAGTCCATTCTTACAGAAGTATGGAGATTTTGTGTCTAATACAGTATGTTTATACACATCTATTGGTAGTGTTTCAGGAAGTTTTATTGTTCCAAATGTATTAGAATACTTAACTTTAATACATTTATCAATCCAGAATCCAAGTTTTTCTTTAAGATCTTCTGGATCTAAAGATAGTTTTGCTAGTGCTTCGAGCCTAACTTTAGTATCATCAACCAATTTCATTACTACATCTACAAAACTATAGTTAATGGCTTCTGAAGGTTTTAATTCTTGGATATTTATATGTTCAGGATTAAATACACACATATTTAAACAAGCCATATTTAAAGTATTTTTGAATATTTTTACCAATGGCTTCCTTGTATCAAGAGCATAAAGCATATTAATAGATTGCTGGTGATTTTCATAAGCATACTCTCCTGGGAGCACTCCTTGAACCCATACTCTATTAAATACTATATCTTCCATATTAACATCTCCTTGAGGAGTTAGAGATATTTGATTAGCAGGTTGTGCTTTTATTATAAAATTACCTTGACAGAGTTTATCTACTCTATCAATAAAAGGCTCAATATATTGTTGTGTAGAGAAATATTTATTATCCTTTATCATAGTAGCTTTACCTTGATAAAGATCATTTATATTTAGGTCTATAGCATTCATAAACAATTATTTAATATTTCGGATATTACTTCTTTAAAATCTAGTTCATTGTTAATATCATAACAAGAAATTCTAAATCTACTAATATAGTCAGATATTAAGACTCTTACATCAGCACTGTTCTTATAAAAATTACTAGCAGAACATCCTTTTTTACTCTTATGTAATTCATAATAAAAAGTAAATTCAGTCCAAAACATTGACCCAAATAAATTATCTAAATAAACAATCACAGATTCTTTTTCTGTAGGAAGATGGACAAATTTAAACTTAGGTTTTAATTCAGGTTTAGGATTAATCCAGTCATATACATAAGCAAGACTTTGTACTAATCGTTCCATTATAGAACCTCGTCTAGAATGTACTTTGCACTCTTGTATTCCATAAAATAAAATTTTATTATCTTCATTACAATATCGAACAACACCATCTGAATTGTCATCTTTATTTATAGAAAAGTGGGCATCGACTTTTTCAAAAGCCCTTATATATCTATCTTCTATTCCAGACTCTCTTACTACTTTACCAGTCTCTGGTAAAGTAAAATATTCTGGTGTAATAATAAAAGAATTTAACATTTTAAACTTTTTAGCTTCTCATCTGAATAAAATTACAACGACTTTATCTATAAATACAAAAAAAAATAGGCAAGATAGCCAATAAATGACCATCTTGCCTTAAGCTATGTTAGTATTTAAGAAAATACATTTTTAAGGCTAAATGCTTTAATTAACTAAAGTAAATATCTTAAATACATAAAGTTTTAATAATTAATAAGGATTAGCATGATTCCAAACCAAATGCAATCCAAGTACCATTTTTTGTATTTTTTGAAGGAGTATATTTAGATGTCATTACAACAGGATTTCCTTCTACAATATCATAATGAATTTCACAAGTAGCATTACCTTTATATTCACCCTTCTTATAAAGAGTTTTCAAAGCCTTAGCAGCATCAGTTTTTGTACCATAAACACGAGCAACTACATTCTTAGTCTCATCGTCTACCCAAACAAGAGCCTTCTTAGATTTACGCTTACCATCCTCATTCTTTACATTATTAATCTTATAAGGACGTTCACGAGTGTCAGCAATTGCTGGTTCTACGCAAATAATATAGCCAGAGCCTGGACAATTCTTACCCTTGTTAGCAAGATAATCAAGCATAAAAGCTTTCTTATCACGGTCAGTTACACCATTAACTTGCTTAGACAACCAAATCTTATAAGCTTGAGTTGCATCGCCTTGTACATGGAAAAGTTCTTTATTGATTTTATCAATTGCAGCTTTCTTTGATTCTGCTACTACTTCTACTCTCTTAAAATTCATTATTTTAATATCACTCATAATTAAAAAAATTTAAACATTAAACATTAACATACATCTAAGAATATATTTATAATCTAAAGTATTATCGTTGTATTCAATAATACATACTTTTTAGATAATTCAAAGTTAACTACTGTTAAATTTCTAATTATGATCTATTTTTATAGTATTAAAAAGGTAACCAAGTTTCTAATAACTTTAAAACTTCTTGTGGCATAATTTTTGGATCTATTCCAAATGTGGGAACTTCTTTACACCCGTAAAGTAAATCATCACATAATGCCCCTAAAGCTTTAAAAAAGTCTAAATGGACTTCATCAGGCATATCTTTACCTATTTTGCATAGAACTTGATAAGCATTAACTTGTTTACCAATAGGTTTATTTTTATTAATACTATTAGTTATGTAACAAACCATACAAATTAATAATAACTTTTTTTCTAAAGAGGTATTTAAATACCCTAAAGAAAAATATTTATTAAAAATTGCTCTAGTTTGTTCATAATTATATTTAAGTAAACTCATAATTTTTATATGCCATATAATAAGCAACTAGCCTTAAAAGATATTTGAATTCTTTGAATCCACGATTAACTTCAGTATTAGTTACTTTATATACTTTAGTATAATATTCTGGAATTGTACTTACAACTAGACAATTTGCTCTCATAGTTGGATTTTTCATACCATGAACATGTTCTGCATACAGTCTTAATAACCACATATATTCAGCGATTTCTCTGGAATAATGAAATCTTCCAAAATTTCCTTCTTTTCCATCAAATTTAGGTAATATTGCTCCTATGGTTTTTAAGTCATTGACTGTAATTGTATTAGAATCAAAATCTATTGTAAAATTGTCTAATTTTGCCTTTAATTTCACAATTATTGGCTCTTTATTAGGAAATATACATTTAATATTAATTAAGAATGCTTGTTCATTTTCACTAATAGGTTTAGTTTCTATATAAGAAGGATTTATTAGTTCTTGAAAATTTTTATTTTTATTACAAGCTTCTATACAATTATTTGCAGTTTCAAATAATTTTGGAGAAAGAAACATAGGTTCTACTCCAGGTTTTTTAAGAAAATTATGCTTACTCTCGATATAAAGAGAATAAGCACTATGAATATCATTAATTCTTTTTACAGTTAAAGCATTTTTGTAATAACCAATTGCAGAAGATGCTTCTAGTAATAATTTTTCAGGAATATCTTTAGAACCATCCGAATGGTCCCAAATATAATCACAAACAAACCCTAACTTTGCTGTAGGCCTTTCTATACTTACTAATTCAAATAATTCAGGTTGAAGATACTGAGAATGTACTGCAGATCCTAATAGTAAACTATCTGAATAAATTGGCTTCATTGAGGTAAAGAATTTATCAGGTGATCCATCTTGATTAGGATTTATATATCCAAGTCTAGAATTACTAATAAAATCAGAGTATTTTTTAGAAAAATACTCTTGATCACTGATTTTACCTACTGTTAAGGTTTCAATTAATGGTTCAAATTTAATATCATTTAAAGTCATCTATATTAATATAATTAAAATATTTATG